GAATCCAAATGATTCTTATTATGGATCTGGTAAGAAATTAGAATTGGCTATTAAAAAATACGGTAAAGAAAACTTTACTAAAGAAATACTCTTCATTTTTAATAATGAAGAAGAAATGAATGCAAAAGAAAAAGAGATAATTACTGAAGAGTTTGTTTCTCGCAGGGATACCTATAACGTAGGTGTTGGTGGAGAAGGTGGTCCTCATTTCAAAGGAAAGAAACATTCGGCTGAAAGCAAAGCAAAGATGCTTCGTAAAGACTATACTCATTCTGCCGAAACTAGAGCTAAACTTTCTGAAGCCAATAGAAAAAGAGTTCTTAGTGAAGAAACAAGGAAAAAGCTTTCTGAAAAAGCAAAATTAAGAAGATTAAATCCTGAATATAAACAACGTATTTCAGAAAGTATGAAAAATATCATTTGCTGCGGACAGGTGGTCAGGAGACCATTCTAGTCTCATAAGCTAGAGAGCCAGGATCGTTACCTGGGTCCGCTTCCAAATTCGTAGGGTTGGGATCCTACGTCTGCCGATCGAGCTGGCTACAGGCATCGAATCGGGTACAGTGTCTGGCCACTGAAGTCCAGTTTGTAGCCGTCTTGTCCCACAAAATCTACTCCGCGAAAAGGGAGATGCCGGATGGCAGTAACCGGTGCGAGATTCATGGCCTCGTAGCTCAGTTGGTTAGAGCGCTAGCCTGTCACGCTAGAGGTCGCCGGTTCGAGACCGGTCGAGGTCGCCATTGGGGATTAGTTAAGTGGTATAACAGCGGACTCTGACTCCGTTATCCGAGGTTCGAATCCTTGATCCCCAGCCAACACAAGAGTATACTATGAAGAAATCAAAACTCACTGATCTGTGGTACAACGAGTATGTCGTGAAGTACATGTGTGGTCTGTGTGGAAATCATGGGTTCATTGATACTAGAAACAAAGTCAAGTCACCCGCGGGCGTTGAGTGCGGTGGAGTCTTTTATTGTATATGTCCAAACGGTAGAGCACTCAAAAAAGGAAAAGCGACGTTGCCTGAGTAGGACGGTAATGCACGGGACTGCAAATCCTTGAGAACCCGGTTCGACTCCGGGAGGCAACTCCAATATGAGGCACTATGAAGAATATCTTTGCAATGTTGTTTCTACTGATCGCTGCGCCCGCTTACGCTGACGTGTTGATCGGGTTTAAGGGTAAGTACGGACAGTTCGATACTCGTGCGTTCAACGAGCTCGCCGCTAAGAAGGGCTTGAAGCCGGTTATCGCTAACGAGACGAGTCGTCTGTACCTCATCAACTTGATTCAGAACAATCCCAACTACGAACTGTACGGGTACAGCCGCGGCGCTGCCATCGTTAGCTACGTAGTTAGCATGGTGCATGAGAACAAGATGAACAAGCCGAAGTATATCACTACTGTCGGCGCCTACAGGACTACAGATGTCGACTTCACTAAGTACGGCATCGAGTTCAACAACTACTTCGACGATTCCGGCATCGGACAGAAGTCTCCCGGCGTCTTCGTTAAAGTTCCTCATGACAAGATCATGAGATATGTAACGGATACCTATAAGGTCAGGTAGCTCATTCAATAAAGGAAACACATATGCCAAAAAGTCCAGTTGGATATAATGGTTCTAGCTTCTGTGCTGGTAACGTGAACATGAAGGGTAAGAAATATAAACTTATGCGCTGCGGATGTTGCGTTTGTGTTGATTATCGTGAACGTGAATTGAAGAAAGAACACGATAAAGAAATCAAAAATTGGTCAGGTAGCTCAACTGAATAGAGCACTCGGCTACGAACCGAGAGGTTGAGGGTTTGAGTCCTTCCCTGACCGCCAGGTGCCTTCCAGTGGCCGATTGCTAAACAGTCGCCCACGCACAACAGGTTTACTGTCATCCTGTGGAAGAGAAAACAGTCAAGTTTACGCTGCTGTCAGTACTGTCGGGAAGTACAGATGGACAACACTAGGACGCCGTTCGAATCGGAGCAGCAGCACTTATTGCGGAGGTAGCTCAGTGGTAGAGCTCTTGCTTGCCAAGCAAGTGGTCGTGGGTTCGAGCCCCATTCTCCGCTCCAATATTGCGGGTATAACTCAGTGGTAGAGTGTCAGCCTTCCAAGCTGTTCGTCGCAGGTTCGAATCCTGTTGCCCGCTCCAATACAGTTGACATTTTTCGTTAGACCGAGTACAATCTTATCTTCAATGGAGATGAACATGCAGAGACCCGGTAAAAAGAAAGCTATGACGTTAGTAGATCACGAAGACAAGATCTCGTTGATCTCGCTCATTCGTTTCTGTGACGAAGCTGTCAAGCAGCTAAAGGATTCAAACGATCACGACGCAGCACTTCGCTTCGAGATCTTCAAAGAATATCTGACTCAAGACTTCAAGGGTGGCTATCTCAAGTACACTCACAAAGCTCTTGGTCTCTAGCCCCAGTAGCCCAATTGGTAGAGGTGCCGGTCTTAGAAACCGTAGGTTGTCAGTTCGAATCTGACTTGGGGCACCAACACGATCTCGTAGCTCAGCAGGATAGAGCATCTGTTTCCTACACAGAGGGTCAGGGGTTCGAATCCCTTCGGGATCGCCATATATACATGTATGCCCACTTAGCTCAGTTGGTAGAGCAACTGATTAGTAATCAGTAGGTCGGGAGTTCGAATCTCTCAGTGGGCACCATGCGTCCTTAGCACAGCGGTAGTTGCACTACCTTGACATGGTAGGGGTCGCTGGTTCAATCCCAGCAGGACGCACCATGCTGCTTTAGTGTTGTTGGTCAGCACGTCAGATTGTGGATCTGAAGGATCAGGTTCGAATCCTGAAAGCAGTACCAAAGTTCACGCCGAGACCGCCTGAGTGGACGGGCACCCGACTGTAAATCGGACGTCTTAGACATGGTAGGTTCGAACCCTACTCTCGGCACCAATTAAGCCGTTGGGGCGGTGGTGGCCATCGCACAGTCCTCATAAGACTGCCTAAGTTGTTTCGAGTACAACCATCGGCACCAACTATATGTTATAAAAAGACTAATAATAGCTTTTGTTGTTGGTCTTTTTATAACAGAATAACGGTGTGTAGCGCAGTCTGGTAGCGCATCTGCTTTGGGAGCAGAGGGTCGGGAGTTCGATTCTCTCCACACCGACCAATACGGAGAGTTAATTAGGGCGGCCCCTAACCTCGTCTTGAAAACGAGTGGTACCTTGACCGGTATGGCGATCGACACGACCAGCTCTCCGCCACTTTATGCTTCGGTAGCTCAGCTGGTAGAGCACTGGTCTGAAGAACCAGGTGTCGGCGGTTCGATCCCGTCCTGAAGCACCATATATGGGGAGTTGGCCGAGTGGCTGAAGGCACCTCACTGCTAACGAGACATACCGCAAGGTATCATAGGTTCGAATCCTATACTCCCCGCCAATTCGGAGATATGCATGTCATTTGAACTTCTTCCTTTATTTCCATCTGCTCTTTATTCTTCTAGACTTGATAGAAATATCACCGACGAAGAGTATGCATATGTGAAGGAGCAGGCTCAAGAGGTATCTAAAAACTATTTTAATTACACCAGTTGTAATAAAAATGTGTTAGACGATGCGCCGATGAAATCAATAAAAAACTTCATCGAGAAGCACGTAGATACATATATGGAAAATGTGATCTGTCCTAAAAAGGATGTGAAGTTCTATATTACTCAGTCTTGGCTTAACTATACAAGAGAAGGTGGTTCTCATCATGAGCATACACACCCTAACAGTATAATCTCTGGTGTGTTTTATTTTTCTTGTAACTCTAAAGTAGATAGCATCGTCTTCAGCGATAAGACACATAAGACTATCTCAATAGAGTCAAAAGACGGAAATCTATACAATTCGACTTCCTTCGTAGTTCCAGTAGATCCTGGAATGTTACTACTATTTCCTTCAAATCTTTTTCATAAAGTAGAAACTTTGACAGAAAAGCATGACAGGATAAGTCTAGCTTTTAATACCTTTGTCAAGGGTGATCTTGGTGAAGAGAAGGAATCTACTTACTTAAAGTTATAAATACAAAGTATCGGTGAAGTGTTACGGTAGCACATCAGTCTCCAAAACTGAGGGCGAGGGTTCGACTCCTTCCACCGGTGCCATTTCATTAGAGTAGTTGTTTCGTTATGCTTCTTGATGATTGATCATCAACCATAACGGAGCATCAAATGAGAAAGATATTGAGCGCTGTCCTAGCGCTGTTCATTACGTCTGCAGTCCAGGCTCAGACTCTACCAGCTGGCTACATAGGTACCGTTACCAGCAACACGCCAAACACTTGGCAGACTTACACTTATACTTTCACTCCAACACAGACCGGTGCAAACTACATCGGCTTCGCGTTTCGTCAAGATCCAGCTTTCTGGACTTTCGATAACGTACGTCTGACTGTATCTGGTTCTAGCACTAATCTTCTTACGAACGGCGGATTCAACACCGGCGGTTCTTTCAACGTAACTACAAGCAACGGTCCTTCGAGTATACAGGCTCCAACTAACTGGGGTGTGTGGTACCAGAACGGAACTTATCCAGCAGCTGCTGGTACTTGGACCGACATCGGCGGTACACAGGGCGGCGTCTGGTACGACGGCGCAGTAGGAACATTTGACGGCATCTATCAGGGTGTAGTGCTTCAAGCTGGTACCACTTACACTATTACTTTCGATGTGTTAGGTAATCATACATCTAACGGTGGTTCTGTACAGCTTGGCATCTACGGTGGACCATGCGATAATGCTTCGATAGCAGCTTCGCAGTGTACTATCCCATCGTCTTCAGGATTCACTACTCTAGCTACTCCTGAACAGGGTGCAGCTGCTGGTGGTCCTCCTACACCTACTATCGTGAGTACTGCTTCTGCTACTGCACTTGTAGCTACTACCACTACTTTCGGAGCTTCGTCGACTACTACTCAGGTCGTAGACGTTAGCAACAACAATAGAGTAAGGTTCACTGTAACTAGAACTAGGACTCCGATAACTTCGACTCCTTGGACTACGACAGTCGTCACTACTCCTAGAATAACGCAGACATGGAGCGACGGATCGACTACTACTATCGATGATCCGAACAATCCATCTACTACGACTACTACGAACGGCATCATAGTCACTACTGGTACTGCTACACAGCAGACTCAGACGGCTGCATCTAATACTCTTAAAGATCAGCTGTCTATCAACACTCTGAACCCGTTCTTAGTAGATCCTCTTTCTCTGAAAGACGGCGTATGGTCTGCACCAGTGTTTGGTTATCACAGAGCTGGTGGTTCCGTTCGTGCGACTGGTATAACTCTTGGTGTTCAGGGTTCTGACAACAAGACTACTATCGGTGGTGCGTTCAGGTATCAGGAAGCAAACGCTCATAGCTACTTAAACGCTGAATCACAGGCGTTTCAGTATCACGGCGTTGCCTATATACTGCAGAAGTTAGAAGATGTTTGGGTCAAGGGTCTGTTCGGTATCGGTAACTCCAGTTATACGACTACTACATCGATCCCAACCTTTTCTCTGTCTAATCAGAACAAAGTCAACCAAAGAAACTACTACGCTGACTTGACTCTCTACACTCCGAACGCGTTCGGAGGTTTTAGACCGTTGGTCGGCGTTCTAATCAACGGCAGCCAGATAGTTTCTCAACATGAAGTCGGTACTCCGCTTCTCTCTACGTTACCAGGAACTGGTACCCAGACTTACTGGATGCCGTACGTTGGTACTAGATACGAAGTTACTGACAACATTTCTTTAGAGACTAGGTTAACACATAATAAGGACTATGGTAATATAGTACAAAATCGAGTATCGATCGATTCTGAGATATACGACAACGTGTTCTTGGAAGGTAAGGTCGGGTTCGACAAGGGCAGTAACTACACTGCTGGAGTCGGCACGGTCGGACTAAAGATCAAGTTCTGAGTTTTAGGAACCCTACAGCATTAATGCCGCGAGGCACTTTTTATGGGAAAAAGCAAAGTGGTTCCTGTTGTTTTTAGGCTATCTACAGCACATTTTTTGCTTATGACGCCGTAGGTCGTGGGTTCGAGTCCCACCTCAGAGGTCATAGATCGATGAGTAGCTCAGTTGGATAGAGCGACGAAAAAGTATAGCCTGTTGTATATATAGAATTGAGACCCTAGAGCATGACGGTAATGCAAGCGTCTCTAAAACGTATGATATGGGTTCGAGTCCCGTTAGGGTCACCAATAGTTGGAGTATTAAAATGAAAGCATTTTTCCTCTAGGTTTTTAGACCGCCTTAATTTTCCTATTGACACGTTATATCTAATACTTTATTATTAAACAATAGGAAACAAAATGTCTATAGAACTCAAAATCAAATCAAAGCATCTAGCTCTCGAACCGGCTATCATTCGCAAAGAAGAGCAGAAGCTAAACAAACAAATCAAACACTATAAGATGCATCATCAGATTGCTAGCGATGATGATACTTGGTCATATTCTAAGAATCATCCCGATCTTTATAGTCTGTGTTTGAAACGTGGCAGTTTGATATGCCATCGAAAGTGGAATGTTCGTAATGAAGCACGTGCAACATATCTTGCGCGCGCCTATATCAAGGGTGTTCCATATAGAGTAGTGGAATCTAACTGTAAAGAAAAACTTTGGGTTCCAGTTATGGAAAGTTTAGTTCGTATGGTCATGAAGTATGGTAAGACATATTACAGACCAGACTACGAAAAAACTCCAACAGGGGTAAGGAATCTACTTAAGACGGCCGAATGTAAAGCCGAAGAAGACGTCCTTGCTTGGTTGAATAAAGAATAAAGTTTTAGGATTGTTACAGCATACATGCACTTGTTTTGTAAACAAACCTGCAAAGGGCAATCCTGTAGTTTCTAGATTGGCTTCCGCAAAAACTACTTACTTGGTTCGATTCCAAGGCTCCCCGCCATTATGGGGAGCTGGGCTGGCGCCCCCGTAGAGGTCTTCCTCTATGGTTTCCCCACCAATCTGTTGACATTTTTAACGTATAGTAGTACTATATCAGAGTTAAAGAGTTTAGGGATCAGTTCAGCAACTAACTGCTTCGCATATAGCAACCAAGATGATCCCGCTGAATTAAGAATGCTTTCTGCATGTAACATGGTTGATCAACGATATGCGCTCGCGCATTTCCGTCTGGAGGTTCAATTCCTCCGAGCATTCTGTAGAATCTAGGTTAGATACAGCAAAAAGCTGCATTTGAAATCGCGATAACAGCGAAGGCGATAGAACGGAGGCATCTGTCTATCGGGTGGTCGAGGAAACTCGTAACAACCTGACTTTTTGTAGTCACGTACTACAAGTGAGTGGTGTACCACAATGATGCGAGCTAACCTGTCGATTTAAGATTCAGTTCCGCAACCAAATGAAAAGCAATTTCGTAACTTGCTCAACAAGTTGAATCTGTAGAAAAGGAAAAGTGAAATGACTACTTTTGTAAATGCCGTCGTAAACCAGTCTGCCCGTACTGAGAACGGGATGAAGGCACGTCAGAACACAGCCAATGCGTTGACTGACTTGTTCTTCAAGATCGGCGCTATGCGCGGTCAGAACGTGATCCCTGTATGGACTGCTGCTCGTGTTCAAGATCCTGTTATGGCGGGTCGTATCGCTCTCTGGGCGCGCGACGTTCGCGGCGGTGCCGGTGAGCGTAAGATCTTCCGCGACATCCTCGTAGATCTTGCTAACACTGATCAGATCCGGGCAGCTGAATTGATGCGTAAGGTTCCTGAGCTCGGTCGTTGGGACGACTTGCTTGTACTCGTAGGTACTCCTATGGAAGAGCAAGCGTTCTATATGATTCGTCTCGCTCTCGAAGACAACATTGGTCTCTGTGCTAAGTGGATGCCTCGTAAGGGTGAAGTAGCTGCGAAGCTGCGTGCACACCTTGGCTGGACTCCTAAGTTCTACCGCAAGCGTCTAGTCGAGTTGACTAAGGTCGTCGAGACTCAGATGTGTGCTGGTAAGTGGGACGAGATCAACTTCAATCATGTTCCCTCTGTAGCTTCTGCTCGTTACAAGAAGGCGTTCGCTCGTCATACTGAGAAGTACAAGGAGTGGGCTGCTGCTCTTGTGTCTAAGGATCCTGAAGTCGCTAAGACTGTAAAGGTCAACGCCGGTGCGGTGTATCCCTACGACGTGCTGAAGGGCCAGATCGGCCACTATCGTATGTCCTACACTCAGGATAACCTAAACCACATCTTGGCTCAGTGGGAAGCTCTGCCTAACTACGTCGGTGACGCGAACGTCCTTCCTATCGTCGACGTGTCTGGGTCTATGACCTGTGCTGCTGGTGGACATCAGTCAAAGTCTGGTGTAACTTGCCTTGACGTATCTGTGTCTCTTGGTCTGTATCTTGCAGACAAGAACAAGGGTAAGTTCAAGGATACGTTCCTGACTTTCTCTGCTAAGCCTCAACTTCTGCACTTGAAGGGTAACGTCCTCGACAAGATCAAGCAGATGATTGAGTCTAAGTGGGAGATGAACACTAACCTGCATGCAGCGTTCGACAAGATCCTGCAGGTAGCTATCGAAGGCAATGTTCCTCAGGAAGAGATGCCTGGAATGCTGCTGATCCTCTCGGATATGCAGTTCGATCAGTGTGCTTCATACGACGACTCCGCTATGCAGATGATCGCTCGTAAGTATGCTGAGGCTGGGTACAACGTACCAAACATCGTTTTCTGGAACATCAACGCGCACGACAACGTGCCCGCTAAGTTCAATGAGAAGGGTGTAGCCCTCGTGTCTGGCTTCTCACCAGCGATCGTCAAGGGTGTCCTCGCCGCTGATCTTGATGACTTCACACCAGAAGCCATCATGCTGAAGACGATCATGTCAGAGCGCTACGACTACTGATCATGCTAGACTGTCTAGTCATGGGCGACTCGATCGCCGTTGGCATCGGTCAAAACCGACCCGAGTGTACTACCGTCGCTCGGGTCGGCATCACTTCCAAGAAGTGGTACGAGACATACAAGATCAAAGACAAGAACTACGAACAAGTAGTGATCAGTCTTGGTACTAACGATTTTCATAACATCACAGAGAAGTCTCTTCGCAAGATCAGATCCGAGATCAAATCTCAGAGAGTAATCTGGATCTTACCAAGTAGTACTCTAAAACCAGAACAGAGAAGCGTAGTTCTCGATATCGCTAGAGAATATCGAGACGCGACGGTTGACATTTCTGGCTATTTGGGGTATGATCATATTCATCCTACAGGAAGAGGCTATCAGGACATAGCCAAGATTACTAGGGGTATGAGATGAGCAACGTGGTTTCTATGGACGGCAGAGCAGTGGGCTTCATCAACGGTGAGGCTATTCCCAAGCCAAGATCTGGTCAAGAATATCTAGCGATCTGCAAACGATTCTTGACAGAGGAAGATTATCGACAAGTTCTCTGCTGTATCATGGACGTAGACATCCAAGAGAAAGCTATCATGGACGGAGATCCTCTGGTAGCCATCGTGGATAGCTACTTCAGCTTCTCAAACTAATAAATATAGGATCCTTAGCTCAATAGGTAGAGCAAGCGGCTTTTAACCGAGAGGTTTCGGGTTCGAGTCCCGAAGGATCCACCAATTCAATTTGAGAGCTCTATATTATGACTTTACGTGAAATATTGATGGCGATATTATGGTGCAACTGGATGGCAATTGCAGCCTTTGGCATATTGCTTTTGTACATCGGTTTTGATGTGAACATCGTAAACAACTAAGGAGTAAATAAATGCAAAAGACTATCGTATCGGCGCTCGCAGTTCTTGCGTCGACAGCAGTGGCTCTCGCCTCTGACCTGCCAAGCAAGACGGCACCGTCGGCACCAGCGTTTGCTGCTAGTTTTAGCCAGTACTACGTCGGTGGCAACGTCGGTGGTGATCTAGACACTGCTCGCGCATACACGATTGGTGCTGTTGCTGGCTGGAACGTCCTTCCGTTCCTTGCAGTAGAGGGTACATATGACCTTTCCCGAGCCGATAATAAGGTTCATGGAAACTGGAACTACGGCAACACTGTCGCAGTTAACGTTGTACCACAGTACAAGATTCCTGGTTCTGATCTCACCGTGTATGCACTCGGTGGTGTCGGCTACAAGTGGAATACTCAGGCTGCAGACTACTCAGTCTACAACGTCGGCGGTGGCGTCAAGTACGACCTCACCAGCAAGATCGAGGTCGACACTCGTTATCGTCGGATCGCTCCTATCGATTCGAAGAACGGTAACTCAGAAGACCGCATCACTGCAGGCGTGAACTACAAGTTCTGATCATTTAAGCAGAACCAGCGTTCAGCGCAGAGGCTCCGGTCTCTGCGCTTTTTTTTTTGTTAAACAATGTTACAAAGATTGTTACAATCTATTATTGTTATGGCCAAGCTTGCGTAAAAATGTTAAAAAAGTTAAGCCATTGATATAGTTAGCTTTTTTCCAAAGTCAAGTCGTTGATTTTATTGGCCTTTTGAGCTATTCACTGGCCGCTACTCAGCTATGCGAAAATAGCGGTGTTCTTTCTCGGCAGGCTTGATACAATGGTCTCATCAAATGGAGACAGACACATGGTATTCGAGAACGTCATCAACAAGCTGGTCCGAGACACCCTCAAGGACAGCCCCTTCTTCTCAGAGTTCTACAGTCACACCCTGTTCGTGAACGTAGCTGAAGAAGATGCACGGAAGCTCTACCACGTGTTGACAGAGTACTGCGGTCTCGGCCACGTTCAAATCACTAAGATCACTCATGGAGAATATGCATATGACTTCGTTTAATGATGGCGTCGATTACGCCTTTGAGATGTATGTCCGTCTGTTCGCTTCGGCTTTGGCACACTCTGATGGCTTGAATGCCGAGATGGCTGATCGCCTCAGAGAGATCGCTGCAGAACGTCACAGTGGCAACGGCTACTTCTCATGGGACGGTATACTGGACGATCTGACTGAACTGACCGGCGACGTCGACGTCGCCGCTGAAATTCTCAACAGAGCTTAAGGAGCACATCATGCGTCACCAACTTACCGCTCAATTCTTGGAGCGCTATCCTCACCTCTCTGGTTACACGTTTCTCAGCGTGGTCGAGGACTACGTTCGTGTTCTCAACGAGCGCAACGTGATCCCTACGACTAGCGAGGCTGTGATGGCCGAGGCTCTTCGTAATCCGTTCGTAGAACAAGTACTCGTTGGCGTCACAGAAGTTCGCCAGAACATGCAGGCGGCTGAAGACGAGAGTCCTGAATACTTAGCTCACTTAGAAGATCAAGCTCAGGAAGACATGTACGTACGCGAAGTGATGGAGTACTAAGATGACTAACCAAGAGATTGCCAATGCAATCAGCCACAAGTTGTTCGCTGATCGTGAGACTATCAAGGAAGCATGGGACTATGCTTTTCAAGTGATCAACAGCCTGCGAGAGTCTGATCGTATGGCAGCAACGACCGCTATGATGGTCATGCTGAACACGGTGGCCAAGGAATTGACTAAAGAGGAGAAGTAAGATGACTTTTCAAGAAAAGATGCAAGTAGAAGCTTTAAAAACGGCCATCTTCAGCATCGCATTCAATCTGGCTCTTCTTGGTGGTGGAGTTGTGCTTATAAGCGCAGCACTTGGCTGGCAGGTCGGCGCAGGCATTGGTCTGCTGTTTATGTTTCTCAAAGGAGGTATGAAATGATGAAAGAACGTGCAATGGAAATCATTCCGGAATTCCTGATGATCGTCGGGGCTGCCGGCGCAATTCACCAGCTTCTGATGCTGGTTATCGGTTGACATTTCTGGACCAGTTTGGTATAATAATCTAGTAGAAATCATGGAGATCTGGTTATGCCTAACATGTCCTACTGCCGCTTCGAGAACACAGCTTCTGACATGTACGATTGTCTGTCGGTATTGTACGAGGCGATCGACGAGGGTAAGACTCTGGAGCAGTTTGCCGAGAGTCTTCCGAGTGAGCATGAGCGTCTTGGATTCGAGCGTATGATCACTATGGCAATCCAGATCACGCAGACTTTTGAAGAGCTGAGGGATTCATGAAAAAGTACTACTACGAGATCGACTTCTACGATGGACGTAAGATTCGTCGTGAGATGGTAAGCAAGAAGACTGCGAAAGCTATCTTCGATGCTATGGAATACGAGATGGTCTTTTTCGGTGTTAAACACGTATCATGGGGATTGATGTAATGGCTACTCGTTCAGCAATCGGCATCCAGTACACAGACGGCACCATCACTGCGGTCTACTGTCACTGGGATGGCTATCCCGATCACAACGGTCTGCTTCTGCAGACTTACTACAACGATGCGTATCTAGTTGAAGATCTCGTCAGCTACGGCGACATCTCGTCTCTCGGTCGCTCAGTCGGCGAGAAGCACGACTTCGACAAGCGTGGCAACGGCGACGAGACTACTTTCTACGGTCGTGATCGTGGTGACAAGGACGTCGACTGCCAGTACTTCAAGAACGTCGATGAGATGGTAGATCACTACGTTGGCTGCGACTACTTCTATCTTTTCAAGGACGGTACGTGGTTCTGCGCTAACAACGACGAGGGCGAATGGAAGTCGCTCAAGGAAATTCTTACGGAGATCGCATGATGAAGTTTGTGGCCAAGCCTAATCTCAACAACACGCTCGGCATGCAGACCTTTGACACTATCAAGGAAGCTGTCAAGTACCTAGAACAGGCCACTGGCCACAAAATGGACTACGTGGTGGATCGCAAGACCGGCGTGAAGACTTACGACTGGGAACTAATCGGAAAGCTCAAGCGAGTGGAGGCATAAGTGAATAGCCAGTTTCATACAGCATGTGTCAAGAACTTCGTGAAGCTGTCGCTGATCACAGTAGCAGCACTCACTAGTACTCTCGGTCTACGTACCGAGTTGATCGTTATCATCGGCGATCCGTTCGTATCTACTTGGATCGCCATCGTGTGGGTGCTGACGATCATCACAGTTCTGGGGTACTACAAAGCCAAACAGGACGTCGAGCTTGAGGTATTCCGCGAACACGAGCGTAATCGCCACATCCTCGGCATGCCGCCCATCGGCACCAATAACGCTATCTACTCGAAAAAAGAGTCTGGCGAGTTGCAATTGGGCGATCAAGTTTTCCTCAAAGAGGATAAATAAGCGAAGACACAGGAGGTCAACATGTCTGCATACGCTTACAAAGTAGTGTACAACGTGAAGCACATCGACAAGAAGTCTGCTTTGTATGGACTCGTGTCGTTCGACCAGACGTGCAAGTTCGGGTCTCTCAAGGAAGCTTTTCGCTTCGCGCACGAGATGAAGAACAAGCGTACCTCTAAGATTCAGGTGGTGGGGCTTCCCATCGTTGAGCGCCTCTAAAGGAGGGCATCATGCGTAAGTTAGTACTCGCACTCTCAGTAGTCTTAGCAGCTTCTCCGGCTCTAGCAGACTATCGTCATCGTCCTAGGTACTCACCACCCCCTCAACACCATCATCATCGTGGTGGTGTCAATCCATGGGTGGCCGGTGCAGTAGGTCTCGGTATATTAGGTGCGGGTGCTTACATGTACAATCGACCCGCACGACAATGCTGGAACGAAGTGGTCATTGATCCCTATGGTCGTCAGCTCTTTGATCAGTACGGTCGACCCGTACTACAAGTAGTCTGCCAATAAGAGTCAATCATGTTCATCGAAACTAAGTACGACGTGGGCCACACGTTCTGGGTTCCTCGTGTCCGTAAAGAAATCAAAAAGGAAGAATTCCACTTCGAGGGCGAGAACTGGTATAAGGACGTCGTGACTTATGTCCCGTATGTCAAGCAGAAGAAGATCGTGCAGATCGAAGCGCGTGTCGGCGATCGCACGGGTATCATCTACGGTGTCGTTACAGTAGACGAGGGAGTTCCCGCTCTTTCGCAGTACTATCCCGAAGGCAACATCACCGACTACACTGAAGATGAAGCTCGTCGTATTGCCGAAGACTACGCTGAGCAGGGTAAAGAGTACTTCGGCAACTGATCGGGGTTAGTTCAACTGGTAGAACAGCGGACTTTGAATCCGTAGGTTGGTGGTTCGAACCCATCACCCCGAACCATATCATGGAGCACGTGATGAAACGTAACGCACTAGACTACGCCAGAGAAACCATCAAAGAATACACCAACAAATCAATTCTCAATCCATACAATAGAGCTGGTAACGTAATGTTTGAAAGCGAACGATTGAAGTGGAATGAGCATCTCCAAAATGTAAAGATCGTTACGTATCTCGAGACCATCCTTGAACGACTCCCATACGAACCAGAGGTGAAGTGATGCTAAAGAGAATGCACGAACTGTTCGATGAGTTCCGCGATGAACATGGTATCATCACAGCAAGGAAGATGGCAAAGAAGCAGTGTCTTGATGAGCTGATCGATGAATTGTGTGAAGAGAATTTGACTACCACAGAAAAGGTTGATAAGATTATCGAAGTCCTAGAACTCATGAACATGAAGGTGGACTGATGAACCGCGAAGAATACGAAGAACTAGAAGATCAGTTTGATGGCTTGTATGACAAGTGGTTAGTTGCTAAACAGCGTATTAAACATCTGGAATCTGGTCCAGGTGGCATCATGGAGATGAAGCAAACGATTGCTGATAAAGAGAAACGCATTGAGGCGCTGGAAGCGGCGCTGCTGTCTTATTACAGGTATGTCTGCCCAACGTGCGGCGGTCGTTGCTGTGTTGTTCAAAGCTGCCCAGAGAATCTAGCCCGCGCTGCACTAGGGGAGAAGAAAGATGACTGATCTTGATGCAGACGCTCATCAATACAGACTAGATCAAATTCTAGAACTAGAAGCAGAAGTTGCTCGTCTCAAAGAGAAGTGTGACAAGCAAGCCATGATCCTTAGGCGGTTGACACCTGAGAACTTTCCTGATACTATCTTTATATGCGATGTACTCGGCGAGCGAGATCAGAACAACATGCCAGATAAGCTACTAGTAGTTCCAGCTTATGGTGTAGACTTCGCTTACGTGTACCAAAACACTGGTAAGATAACAGGACCTGAGTGGTAATGAACCTATCTCTTGACTTCGACGATACGTATACTAAAGATCCAGTCTTGTGGAACGCCTTCATTCAGTTGGCCAAAGATCGCGGACATGACGTTCGCATCGTCACTTTTCGTAAGAAGACGATGACTGATCCTATGTTGGATGCTCTGGCTAAGAAGATTCCCGTGATCTATACTGAGTACACACAGAAGAGAAAGTTCACCAACGACATGGGTTGGAAGGTAGACGTGTGGATCGACGATAGTCCTGAGTTCATCATCGAACAGTCATACATCATCAGGAGCATGTGATGACAGAGGAAACAAACAAGAAAGTATCACTAGCAGATCAGATCGCTAATGAAATTGTTTCTGTGCAACCAATGCCAGAGGATGTTATCAAGAAACTATATGAACAGTCTATGACTAAAGAAGAACTAAAGAAAGAAGGCTATAAGCCTGTTTCTCGTCTTGGTCTAATGTGGGTGAAAGATGATGACTAAAGTAATTGAAAGACCTATGTCAACTACGCACGCGCTAGAGTTTCTGTTTCATTATATCAAGGATGAACAGGAAGCAGAGAACGTACGAAAGATCATCGGTGACAGAGAAGTGTTGCAGGTTCATCGCGGCATTGATGAACATACATTTCAACCAATTCTCTACTTCGCTATCCCTGAGAAAGACAAACCTTTCTTTTTCTGGATGAAGTATGCAGCTCCTATGACGATTTGGGCAACAGATGACAAAGCTAATTGAGAGACTTCGCAAAGGCTGCGTAACAGGAAACTACGAAGGTCTTGAGTTTATTGAATGGTCTAAATCTAATGACACAATGAACGAAGCTGCCGATGCTATTCAAAGGCTACAATATATTGTTACAGTGTTGTCAATTAGTAGTTTACTTTTGCTTCTGACCGTTATAATATTGGTGAATAGATGATCGGCTATAAAGTAACACCGGGTAGACTGCCGCCAAGAACAGTTCTTCCATTGAAAGACGAGTACGTAACTGTCGGCGACGTCATCGGAAAGTACTACGTATACTCTATGACCAGAGGTGAGTTCATTGGACTGTGCATGAAGTGGTGTCACGGCATGGGTAATCCAAAACGATTCTCTGATGTGTACGATGACTTGATGGAAGAAGCTGGCTTGCCGCCGCTAGAAGATGAGAAAGATGAATGAGCAACTATAATTCACATGCAATGACAGAGTTTCGTGCTGCTGGCTGGGTCGATGAGAACGGTAAGTATTGCGATGAGATGCAGCAAGCGATCTGCGAACATGTATTGAAGCTGCTTGAAGTGTTCGCAGACGAAGGTCACTCTGGAACTTCTGCAGGTTATGCCGTTCATCTGTTCGAAAAGCTAGCAATGTTCGAACCTATCTTTCCTTTGACTGGCGAAGATTGGGAATGGATTGATGTTCGTGAATATGGTGCTGAACATATAAAGTATCAGAATCATCGTTGCAGTCACGTATTCAAGGATGCTGATGGTCGCGCGTATGATAGCGAAGGTAAGATCTTTTGGGAATGGTGGACTAATCCTGAAACTGGAGAAAAGCACAAGTCACATTACACAAGTAGAGACAGTCGTGTCTATATCGAGTTCCCATATACGCCGACTCGTGAATATGTTTATCGTGAATCAGGAGCTGAACAATGATTGGTGAATGGGAAATTCATAAGCGTGTGATTACTATTCTAGCGTATATTGCAGGAGTCATCGGTGGTGTAGCATTTACTATCTACGTTTTGACGGCGTTGGTAGGCCTAGAAGCTACGTTGATTATCACCATCGGGATGCCTGCATTTCTTGGTCTTTATTGGATGATGTACACACAGGTAGAGCTAGAGAAGATGCAAGATGAGAAGTGGAAAGAGTTTCACGAAGACATCATGAAGAACGGACGCTATCGTCCCGACTAATCATAGGAAGAAACGATGTTTGATAGAGCAAACTATACTACCATTGGTTCTGGACCAACATACGTAACTAAGACAGTCACAGAGAATCGTGCACCGACTGATGAGTCTGTCCGTCTTTTGAAAGAGATGGAAGAGAAGGCTCGTGAAAAGATCATCGAATCGATTGCAGTTCGTGACTGTCAAGTCGAGTGTCAGATCCTTTTCGAAAGGGGTTATGTTGACCGATCTAACCATTACACCATCGTCTATTCTATGAACGGCGAGCGGAGTAAAGTTAAGGTGATGGTTCATGAATATGAGTTTGAGGCTGGTCTAGAAAAATATGTCGCCGAACGTCTTCGTGACACACTCGCTAAGGATATTGCCACTAAGATGATCGGCGATGCTTTTGTAAAGATAATGAAGTGATTACTTCTTCTCAGGAGCTTGACCTTCAGTCGTCTTTTTCTTTGCCTCATCAAGTGTTTTATAGAGTGCATTCATATTCTTCTGACATTCGGTGTTCTTCGAATGAAGCTCAACTAGCAATTTGGCGACTTGTGCATCCGTCAGCGTATCTGGATTCGGAAAACGTCTTACGTTCTGGCAATAAAACATAGAGCGATCAGGAACATAAACCTGAAGTTCGGTCTTCGTTATCACCTGTGGTGGTTTCGATGCACATCCACTCAGTAAAAGCGTAGCAGCTGCAGCGACAGCGATAAGTATCTTCATTTTGGTGCATCCTTTAGCTTGTTGACTGTCTTCTTCAATACATCAGAGGCCGGACGATCGACTGTATCTTTGGATTGAATCTCGTTGTTGATTGCATCCATCTTGCCCTTGAACACTCCCTTGTCGGCAGCGTTAGCAGCTTCGATCTCTTTCTGCTTTGCGTCCATAGCTTCTAGCTTCTCGCGCATCGCTTTCTGATCTTTAATGTTCTGTTCGATCTGCGCCTGATTGTACTCGAGTAGAGCTTCACGCTCGATGCTCTTGCGCCAGGAGTAATAGATTCCGGTAAGCACACTAAAAGCAAGAATGCCACCAATTATGTACATGTAAAGACGACTCATATCAACCTCCATTAGACAGGACTATTTATATGAAAGTGAACATCGGACCCTACAAGAGCTGGATCGGCCCGTATCAGGTTGCCGATAAGATCTTCTTCTGGCAAAATGAGAGGATCATTACTGGCGATGAACCGTTCCTCGAACGATGGGACTACAAGCTCAAAGACAAACTCGGTGACTTCCTCGGTCGGTTCATGCCCTTCTTTAACTGGATACACGATCGCAAAGAACGCAAGGTAGACGTCAGGATCGACTACTACGATACGTGGTCTATGGACCATACGTTGGCACACATCATCCATCCCATGCTGGTGCAACTTAAGAACACACATTATGGGTCTGCTCACATAGATCCAGAAGACACTCCTCATATTGAACCAGATCCAGATGCTACTCAATATGAAGACAAGAAAGTTCACGAGCGATGGGATTGGGTACTCGACGAGATGATCTGGACATTTGCTGCCATCATCGAAGACAAGACCTTCATCGTCGATGGAGTGTATGATACTGAAGCCCACGATGAACATGACGAACGTATTGCCAACGGTCTGCGTCTATTCGGCAAGTACTACAGGAATCTGTGGGATTGATAAATACAGGTATGAAGAGAGTACCACCACTAGAAAACATGCAAATAGTACCAGAAGAGATCGTTCAGCTCTGTGCAAAAGAGCTTGAGGGTGAAGACAATAACTTTGAACAGTTCCTTCAGGTAGCTAAAGAGTTTCGATACGCTGGATTAACGCCTATCTTTCTTTGTTCCCATTCTATGCAGGACCTCTACGTTACTACGAAAGAGAAGCTGCAAAAAAAGTTTCACTGAGCAGTTGACATTTGCTGTTTGGTGAATATATAATATGTACGTGGATGCCTAATGGATCCACGAACATATATCAACTCGCTTAACAAGGAGAAATGAAATGACTAACTGGCCTACCTATAAGTTCGATCACAGCTTTGCAGAACTCGATAAGTTCTCTAAGTTCTTCGTTGGAGCAGACAAGTTCGCTCAGAAGATGAATGAGACCGTGGAACATATTGCCAAGACTGCAGCTTCCTCATATCCTCCATTCAATCTCAAGAAGACAGATGACAACGTCTATGTTCTCGAGATGGCTGTGGCTGGCTTCGGCAAGCAAGACATCGAACTCACTCTCGAAGCTAATAAGCTGATCGTCAAGGGCAACTCTTCAGTCGATTCAGACGAAACATCAGACTACCTGCATAAGGGTATCGCTGACCGCGCGTTCACTCGTACGTTCTCTCTCGCAGACAACGTCGAGATCAACAACGCCGCTATGATGAACGGCATCCTGAAGATCTGGCTCGAGCACATCATTCCAGAAGACAAGAAGCCTAAGAAGATCGACATCGTTGATACTGAGGAAACTGCGTCTAGGAAGAAGATCAAGTAATTATGAACTTCTGGACAGGCGTAATGTTTTGGCTCGATGCACTTCGTGAGAGCATGAGAGCTTCAAGAGCAGCTAGAGAACTATACTCTTTATCGGACCGTGAACTTAATGATCTTGGTATTTCGAGATTCGACATACCGAGGGTGATCTTTGAAACGTTCGATAAGCAACCACAGAGAATACCTTCTAGAAGCTGGTAAGAAGATAGCGGGGCTCGTCCCCGCTATTTTTTAGTTGACACTTTACACTACCCGTGGTAGTATAAGAAATCACATCATTCAGGAGAAGTTATGAAGTTCTACACGAACGTCGTCGCTCGTGGCGACAAGATCTATGTTCGAGGCTTTGAAAAGGGAAAGCGTGTAGAGTTCATTGAGAAGTATCGTCCTTACCTCTTCCTTCCTAAGAAGGATGGGTTCTATCGTACGTTGGACGGTCAGCAAGTCGACAAGATGCAGTTCGACTCCATTAGAGATGCTCGTGACTTCGTAGCTCGTTATAAAGACGTGGACAACTTCAAGTACTACGGTCTCGACAACTATCAGTACGTGTTCATGTACGACTACTACAACGGTGAGATCGACTACGATCCATCCATCGTATCAGTAGTAACTCTCGACCTTGAGTGTGCATCCGACGAGGGTTTCCCCGACATCTCCCTAGCGAATAAAGAGATCACTGCTATTACTCTTCGCAAGAACGGTAAGAGCTTGGTCGTGGGTTGCGGTGAGTTCGTGACAGACGATCCTAATGTTTACTATAAGCGATGCGCTGACGAGAAAGATCTACTCAAGTCCTTCCTTAACATGTGGGAGAAGCTGAAGCCAGACATCATTACTGGTTGGAACGTAGAGATGTTCGACATCCCGTATCTGGCCAATCGTATCAAGAACTTGCTCGGTGAAGAGTACGTCAAGCAGATGTCGCCTTGGCGTATAGTCAATCGCCGCGAGATCATTCGTGGTAAGTCAGTCAATCGTGGTGGTAAGCAGATCGAGAGTCGTATGGACGAGGTGTTCGACATCTTTGGTGTGTCTGTACTCGATTACCTGCAACTCTATAAGAAGTTCAAGTTCGGTAATCAGGAGTCGTACAAGCTCGACTACATCGCACAGGTAGAACTCGGTGAGAAGAAGATCGACTACTCTGAGTACGGTAACCTTCTCGATCTATACAAGAACAACTATCAAAAGTTCATCGAGTATAACATCCATGACTGTGTGCTGGTCGAAAGACTCGAAGAGAAGTTGAAGTTCATTGAACAGGTCATGGCTCTTGCTTATGACGCCAAAGTCAACTACAACGACACCATGACTACAGTTCGTCCGTGGGACGTCATCATCCATAACTATCTACTCGATCGTCGTATCGTTATCCCTCAGTTCAACAAGAAGTTGATGCCAGATCATCTGATCGGTGGATACGTCAAAGAGCCTAAGATTGGCATGAGTAAGTGGGTGGTGTCTTTTGACTTGAACTCTTTGTACCCGCATCTCATCATGCAGTACAACATCTCGCCTGAGACATACGCCGGTCGTTCTGGTAAGTTCCCATCTATCGAAGACATCATCGAACAAGAAGACATCAACTATCGTAAAGGTGATGGACAGACCGAATACGCTATTACTGCCAACGGTTGTTACTATCGTAAAGACAAACAGGGTTTCTTACCGGCTCTGATGGAAAAGATGTACGATGATCGCGTCGAGTACAAGAAGAAGATGATCGAGGCCAAGAAGAAGTACGAGCAGACAAAGAAGCGAGAGGACGAGATGCTCATCGCTCGCTATCACAACATGCAGTTAGCAAAGAAGATTCAGCTGAACTCAGCCTATGGTGCTCTCGGTAACGAATACTTCCGTTGGTTCTCTTTTGACAACGCTGAAGCTATCACCACTTCTGGTCAGCTGTCTATTCGTTGGATCGAGAAGAAGATGAATGAGTTCATGAACAGAGTCTGCAAGACTCAGAACGTAGACTACGTCATCGCATCTGACACCGACTCGATTTATGTTACCTTCGAGCGTCTCATTCCAAGCGACTGCGATGAGCTCAAGGCAGTGAAGCTACTCGATGAGTTTTGTGAGACTAAGGTACAGTCATGGATCAATACCTGTTATGATCAACTGGCTGGTAAGATGAACGCCTATCAGCAGAAGATGCAGATGAAGCGAGAGACCATCGCCAACAAGGGCATCTGGCGTGGTAAGAAGATGTACATCCTCAATGCATGGAACGTCGAGGGTGTGCAGTACGACGAACCTAAGTTGAAGATTCAAGGTATCGAAGCAGTTCGTTCTTCTACTCCACACGTATGTCGCGAGAAGATCAAAGAGTCTCTCAAGATCATCATGAACCAGGATGAGAAGACACTGCAGAAGTACGTAGCTGAGTTTAAGAACGATTTTATGAACATGTCTTTCGAGTCTATAGCATTCCCTCGAGGCGTTAAGCTATCACATTACGTTCGAGCAGAGAACGGCGGTACTTTCAAAGTACCATACAAACTAGAAGATAAGGGTCTGCCCATTCACGTTAAGGGTGCATTGCTGTATAACAAGTACAGGTCCAGAAACACACAGCTTCCACCTATTCAAGACGGTGATAAGATCAAGTTCGCATACCTCAAGCAACCTAACCCGATCGGCGAACACGTCATAGCAGCTTTAAGCGAACTGCCTCCAGAGTTTAATCTGGACAAGTATATAGATAAGAGTATGCAGTTCTCTAAGACGTTCCTAGAACCATTGAGTTCAATTGCCACCGTAATCGGTTGGGAGGTAGAGAAGCAAGCATCACTCGAGGAATTTTTCACATGAAGAATCTAGACGACGACTTTGGTTTTAGTCTCGTATCAGAGCAAGAACTAAAGGCACACGAAGAACTTCTGAAAAAGAAGGTCGAAGAGCAGAGTAAAGTAGTCCAACAAACTACCATTCAACTTCAGCAGACAGCTGAAGAGTTGCAGGCTAAGATCAACGGTCTGCGTTCGATGATCATGCCGCTGTTGAATAACTTGGCTTCTGATCCTGAAAAAGAATATATTTTGTGGCCCGATCGC